TTCAAATGGACACATCCCACAGATAGTTGCACTTATGTAGTGCGGTTTGATACGGATTTAGAAAGTAGTCTTAAACGAGGATTTTATGCTGATGGTTTTTCAATTGATTTACGAGTATTGGGATGGAATAAATTAAGTTTGGATTGAAGAGGTTGAGATATGGCTGAAGATAAACGGGTGTATGCATGCACAAGCCTGACTGGTGGGGCTTCAGGTGCACTTGATGCCTTGCCATATAACTCGCTGCAAGACGGCGAGTTAGCATTCACTGTAACCGATGATTATATTTATGTTCATATTTTTGATGCTAGTAGCTCATCCTCAGAAAGCTCCCCAGATGTAATCGCACCTGATGACATTGGCTCAAATACAGGACGGTGGTTGCTCAGGCTTAGTTTCCTTGAGCCATTATATGTGGATAGGACGAATGGCAGGGTGGGTATAGGAACGTCAACTCCGCCTACTGTTTGGACTGTTAATGTTGGTTCTGTTGCTGATAGTGGAGTTTATATTTATGGGACAAACAATCCCAAGGTGATAATTGAGGACACTAATGGTGGATGGCCTGGAATTTATTTTAAAAATTCAGGGACTGTGCAAGGTAAGATTGAGATAAATTCAACTGGTGCATTTTATTTTTATTCGGAAAGTTCTTACTTGTTTTTCTTTGCAGGCGGAAGTGAAGTAATGAGAGTATCACCTTCAGGTAAGGTTGCCGTTGGTGAAGACATTAGTCCTGACCGATTGCTACATGTTGAACTTTCAGATGCCACTGTTTCTGCTGTTTCTTATCCATTCCGCATTACTCATGTTACTACTGGAACCCCCGCTGTTGGAATAGGAACAGGGATAGAGTTTGAGGTGGAAACAGCGGATGGTAATAATGAGGTAGGAGCTACGATAGAGGCGGTGGCTACTGATATAACTGATGGTAGTGAAGATTTTGATTTAGTATTCAAATTAATGGCTGGTGGGTCTGCTGTTGCAGAAAAGATAAGATTTACTAGTGATGGTAAGCTTGGCGTGGGGGTTAGCCCTGATGAGGCAGTTCATGCGTCAGGGAAAGGTTATTTTACTGAAGGTGTTAGAGTTAGAGAGGATGTGGATGATTATGGAGGTAATTTTACAAACTATACTCCTCCAACTGGTGCTAGTGCTTTGATTATTTTGGCAGCAGATACCAATGCAACCAATCCAGGTCAAAGGCTTTATGCTTATGTGAATGGAAGCTGGAGATATGTAGATTTAACTTAGGAGTCTTAAATGGGTAAGTTTATTAAGTTTAAGAAGCCGACGAGAAGGCAACTCTTAGAACGGATTGTCTTGCTTGAAGAGGAAGTTGGGAAGATTAAAATTGAAACATTAAAGGCAGTGGAGCAAGAATTGAATACCAGAACAACACAGTTGCAGGATTTACTAACAGAAATAACTGCTTTGATTGCTCTTTTGAAAAATAAAGGGTTAGTAACTCAAGAAGAAATAAATGAATGGTTAGAAAAGAAGAGAAATGGCTAGTTACTATGTGGATGCAACTTTAGGTGATGATAGCAATCCTGGGACGCAAACCCAACCTTGGAAAACTGTGTCTAAAGTGAATTCTGCTTCTCTTAGTCCTGGGGATAATGTTTATTTTAAAAGGGGTGAGACTTGGGTAAATGAGGAATTCTGGCCACAATCAGGAGAATCTGGAAGTCCAGTTACTTATGGTGCTTATGGTAGTGGAGACAAACCGATAATTACTGGTGTAACTGATATACCAGGTTGGGATAATCCAGATAATTGGACAGATAATGGAGGAAATGTCTGGTATATTAGCCTAGACAATGACCCACAAAGACTTTGGCTTGATGATGTAGAATATTTAAGAGCAGGTAGTGTTGCTGATATAAATTCTTCTGAAAGGCATTATTACGAAAGTGGTAATTTATATGTTTATTCTACGCAAAATCCTGCTAATGAATATAACTCAATGAAAGGATGTAGCACCTCTATTTATTATCTTGTTCTTGCTAATACAAAAAGTTATTTTAATTTTGAGAACCTTTCAATTGAAGGCGGCCGTGGGGCATGTATTGCTTTGTATCGGTGTGATAATGTAAATATTACTAGTTGTGATATAGGCAAAAATTCCTGTCGTGCATTCCTTCTTTATGGAGATGGGACTACTGCAACTATGAATGTAACCATTGCTAATTGCGTAATTGATTCTAATTGGCATTTTAGCTATGATGCTCCTTCAGACAGAGGGGTAGGTGATGGTATTACATTATCAGGAGATGCCCAGAATTGTATAATTAGAAATAATACAATAAAAGATTGGGGTCATGCTGGGATTGAACTTTGTGCATCCAGCACAGATGATAGTGGCGTAAATAATAATAAAATATATGGAAACACAATCACAGGTGAAAATATTTCATATATGCACGGAATAGTAACAGATGGCGTGGAAGGAAAGTGTCAAAATAATGAGATTTATTGTAATAGGATAAAGAATGTGAATAATAACCAACTCAATGGAAATAATAATTGGTTTCATCATAATATTGTTGATACTATGTGGAATACACCTTGTAAATCATTTGGAACTGGAATAGCTATTGATTTGTCGACGTATAATACTGATTTCGTTTGTCATGATAATAAATATGATAATAATACTATTGTAAACTGTGATGAGAAAGGAATAAAGCTGGCGGCGGTATACGACGATGTAAAAAATAATTACTTCCGCAATAATATCCTTTATAATTGCGGGACTGACTCCAAAGAAGGGCTTAATGATATTAGTATATGGATTAAAGACCAATCTGAAATTCATGATAATACTTTCCAAAATAACTGTATTTATAATTCAGGCGTGGATGATGTTATTTCATATAGAGGAACTAGCATGACTGTTGCGGAATTTAACTCTCAGAGCGGGACTAATGGGGATACAATTAGCAATAATGTTCAGCTTGACCCACTTTTTGTAGATGCAGATTATTATGACTTTCACCTCCAGCCTACCTCTCCTTGCATAGATGCAGGCGTAAGTGTTGGATTGACAGAAGACTATGAAGGTAACTCTGTCCCGTGGGGTGAAGGCATTGATATTGGGGCGTATGAAAGAACAGCAGGACGGATAAAGGATTATTTAGATTTTTCAATACCTGATTATAATTACTACTTGCCCGTAGAACCACAGAAAGTCATGGTAGAAAGAGGTGAGCCTTGGCAAGAAGTATTGCTAGGTAGTGGATTTGATGAGAAACGGATAGATTTAGGTGATGTAAAGTTTTATGTTACTTTGAAGTGGCCTACTTTAACAAAGAGTGAAAGCAATGATTTGTTTAGTTTTTATTTAGCTGTGGAAAAGTCAAAAACTTTTAGGTGGCAAAATCCTAAGGACGGATATGATTATGTAGTGAGGTTTGATACTGAGATGAAGCGGGCAATATTAGCAGGTGGTTTATATTCAATTGAGCCTGTTAGACTGAAGGTATTGAAGGCTATTGTTACTAAGGGATTTGGTCATGGGAAATTTGGACAAGGGAAGTTTGGACAAGGTTAGGAGGTTTAGATATGGCAAGATTACCAGTAGTTGATGGTGATGAAGATAATTGGGGCAGTATTTTACGAGAGTTCTTACTGGTAGAGCATGACACTGATGGAACATTAAAGCGTTTAAATCAGCCCAGTGGAATTTGCCCTCTGGACAGTAATAGTCTAGTGCCTTCAGCCAACCTTGGCCTAAAAGGTGGATATTCAGCAATTGTGTATATTGATGGTAGCTCTATAATTGCAAGAGATTATAAAGGAGATTTGATTAGTTCAGGCACGGCAGGCACAGATGATGCAAACGTGATACAAACAGCATGGAATGAAGGTGGGAAGATAATAATAAAAAAAGCGACATACAAAATAGGCACAACTTTAAATCCTACATCCAATTCACATATTTCAATTGAGAAAGGCACAATTTTTCAAGCAACTACAGGAGTAGATATTATAAAAGTAGATACGAAACAAAATGTTGTGATTGAACATCTTGAAATTGATGGTGCAAGCACAGGATTATCAGGCATACTCGTGCATGAATCTACGCGCTGTATATTCGTAGATATTTATGGACATGACTTCAAAGAACATGGTTTTTATGCTACCTCAATGAAACATGGTCTTCTTTTACATTGCAGAATGGAAAACTTGGGTTTAGATGAGAGTAAAGGACAAGGTTTTGGTCTTGCTACTTCAACCTCTGAGCCATGTGAATATAATACAATGATTGATTGTTATGTGAAAAATCCATTTGAATATGGGCTATCAATGTGGTCAACCGACCCAGATAATATTGTAAATAGATATAATACAATAATTGGGTTGATTGTTGAAATTCCTGATAAAGGTGATGGGGGATTGTGGGCAAATGCTGCTCAGAAAAATACCTTTGTAGGAATGATAGTTCATGGTCGCTGGGATTTGACTAATATGACTACATGTGTTGCATTAACTAGTAATAGTGGAAAAAATGACTTTTATGGATGCAAACTTTATGATGGGTCGTATAGATGTTTTCATGATGCTGGGACTGCTGGCCTTGCTAATAGAGTTATAGGTGGTGAGTTTTCGGCCTCTGAGGTTAGAGTAACACGAGGAAATACTAAATTTATAGAGGTTATGGGTTACGTTACAGAAAATGAAGGCTCTGCAACAATTGCTAATGGTGGAACTTCTGTAACAGTAAATCATGGACTTGTTGATACTCCTACTAATATTCAAGTAACGGGGACGCATAGTGAGGTAAAGGATGCTTATGCCACAAATCCAGGTTCTACAAGCTTTGATATAAAAGTAGATTCTGCTGTTTCAGCAGATAGAACGGTTTATTGGAAGGCTAAGATATGAGAAGCCTAACAGATTTACAATCAAACCTGCTAAGCAAAACTTATAAATCAGCCATTTGGCTCTTTGATATAACTGATGCAAACAGTAATACTTATCACTGGTCAACTAGAGAATATACATATAATTCAACAACCTATTCATTCAATATAGTGGATTTCCCTGGTATAACTCTAAACCGAGACCAATCAGAGGCAGGAATTATTGCACCTAATGAAGTAAAAATTGAAATTGGGAATAAAGGTAACACTTACACAGCGGATGACTTTGTAGATGGAAGCGTGTTAATTTACTTGCTGATAGATGATACTTTAATTGCCAAGTGGAAGTTTAATATTATACGAGCTTATGGTAGTTATCAATCAATTACTTTAGAGTGTGAAGATTTTTTGCAAAAATATCTAGAAGGAGCATATCCCAACACTCAATATGTAAAAGCATTATTTCCAGATGTTTACTATGAAGATGAAGACCTTTGTGTGCCTGTATGTTTTGGCACTGCATATATTCCTCTCAGGCCAGTGGAGATAGATGGAGATAGATATTATTTACTTGGTTCTACTGACAATACTTACACAATTACTGAAGTCCATGCACCTGCTGAATGGGGTATAAAACAGTCATGGTCTTCTAGTGAATATACATTTACACAATCTACCAAGACAGACCAGTTTGGAAACTCTTGGCGAGTATTTCAACCTATCATAGCTGATTCTGATTTAGATGGAACTCCAGATGCTTGTGGTGTGTGGATACAAGGGCAAAAAATATTAGATATGCCCACCAAATTTAGCTACAACTCAACCACCAATCCAGCGGACATTATAAAGGCCATACTAAAAGATTTTGGCGTGCCTGATAGTGAGATAGATGATGACTCTTTCACTAGTGCTGCTTCTACCTTTAATAATTGGGGCTTAAAATGGAATGGTGGTTTTTGGAAGAAATCAACTAGACAGACTATACTATCTACTTTGCTAAATATGTGCCATGCTAGAATATTAGTGAGAGACAAATTAGTTTTATCCATTTTATCTAAAACAAGCCAAAAAACAATCACTACTTCTTTGGTGGTCAAAGAGAGCTTTGATTATTCTAAATTATCGGAGGAGTTATCAGACAGTGGATATGTGGCGTGGCAAAAAGAGGATGAGCCACAAGATAATATGCTTAAAGCCTTAGTGCCAGGCAAAGGCACCATCACTGATTACATTAGTGATGACACTGTATTTATCCCTTGGGTTCAAAATGCCATCCATGTTCAAAAGTTAGCTTGTTTAGTGTTTCAGCGTAAGTTCTTCAAAATTGCTCAAGTAACTTTTACTGGTAGAAGTGAGTTATTAGCACTTGAGCCGGGGGATGTAATCACAATTAATGGGGATAATTATGGCGGTGAGTATAAGGTAGTTATTGATAGTGTGGAAATAAATAATGACCTATCAGTTAAAATCACTGCTACAAGGTATTCCATTGAACTAGATGACTGGGATGATTTAATCCAGTTTACTGATATAACCATTTATACTACTGTTCCTTCAGCATGGGAGAACCTACCTTCAGGTTATGGTTATGGAATACGGTGGGATAGAGACCAAGCCACACTACTTGTAGAAGGCACAATTAGGGTTACTGGCGGTTTTATTGCTGATGCTGGTGGTTTTATTCGTTCAGGACAAACAGCTTTTGATACAGGCACAGGGTTTTTCTTAGGAGCAAGCGATAGTGGCACTCCATTGTTTTCTGTGGGATGCTCCACTGGAAAGAAGATTACGTGGAATGGAACTACATTGACAATTAAAGGGGATTTGGTTTTTGACAGCAATAATTACTGGTATCCTGGGGGTAACTTTAGGGTTGGTTCTAGTAGCCATTATCTGTATTGGGATGGCTCGGCTTTAACTGTTGAAGGCAAGCTGGTTACAAAGACTGGTTCTTCTATAGATGGCACATACATAGAAGATGCTACTATCACCAATGCAAAGATAGTTAGTTTATCTGCTTCAAAAATCAGCACGGGATATATTGTTACTACACAGTTAGATACAGGAACTAATCCATCTACTGGATGTATTTTGGATGGTGATGGCTTACGAGCTTATCAATCAGGCACTAAGAAAATAGACCTTAATCCCAGCAGTGCTTATTTTGAAGGATGCGGTATTTTTGGAAGTGCTAGCGGCAATCATATAGCTATTTTTAGAGATTGGACTGTTTATTGGCAAATAGAATTTAATCAAGGAGGAAACCGAAAAGCACTACTACAATATCATTCTGGAGATGTTAGATTCACAATTACAAATGATGACAAAGGGACTAAATTGGATATAGATGATAATGCGACTTGGTGGGGTATTGATGCATTACGCCCTGGGATGCATGCTTCTTATGATTTAGGAGAAAGTGGGCAGGCATGGAATAATGTTTATTATTGCGCTGCAAATGATGTCTGTTCATTAGGAATGGTAGAGGAAATAGCAAATCCACTTGAGCTAATTAAAAATATTAAGGCTAGCAAGGACAAGTATACACCAAAAGAGCTACCAAAGGCAGACTATAAGACTTTGCCTAAATTTATTAAGACAGTAAAATATAGTGAGTTGGAAAAGAGTGAGGAGAATTTTGAAGAACATTTACAAGGCATTTTATCTAGGAATGCAGAAATAACTTATGAAGATGATGAAAAAGTAACAGTGAGAATAGAGGCATTGGATATAACAGCTACTATAAGTTTATTATTAGGAGCTATAAGGCAATTAAATAAGAAGATAGAAGCATTAGAGGCACATTAGGAGGTGTTATGATGAAAAAGAAAGTGAAAGTAAAAAATGTATTTTTTGAGAAGTTTGCTGTTGAGGCTCAGAAGCTCCAGCAGAAACAGTTGCCGATGATTTTGTCATTTTGGATTACCCGTAACTTTGATAAGATAAGTAAAGAAGCTCAACCATATTTTACTATGAAGCGGAAGTTAGCAGAGAAATATAGCATGAAAGATAAGAAGGGTAAATTTAAAGTGGATGCACAAGGTAATTATCAAATTGAAAATATATCTAAATTCATTGAGGAGCTTAGAGAACTCCAAGAGCAAGAGATAGAGATGGAGCTGGATGTCGTAAAAGTAAAGCTAAAAGATTTGAAAAAGATAAAGGTAGAAATAACTCCAGCAGAGATGTCTTGTTTGACACCATTTTTAGAAATTGAGGAATAAAGGAGGCTTGAATGGCTGAGATAAGTGAAGAAATCATAAGTAGCGAGTTATTAAGAAAGAAAAGGCGGGTGCAGTTTAAAGCACCTTCTGCAAGCACGGATGATACAATTGTATTGGGAGATTATACGACTGTTCATGGTTGTTGTCTTATGAAAGAGGATGGGACTTCAGTTGCTTGCACAGTATCAGGTAATGAAATTACAATAACAGGCAGTGCTAGTTCAGAAGATTTGTATGGATTTGCTATTGTAAGTTGAAATGGAGAATAGAGAAACATGCTGATGAGTGGTGGATTAGAATTAAATATAATATGTTTCAGTTAAGAGAAACAGAAATGGTGATTGTGGAAGTGGAAGATTTACTTTATGCAGGTGCAAATAAGAAAATAAAAAATAAGATGGTTAGGTTATTTAGAAAAATATATGGTAAGGAGGTTCAGGAATGAGAAAATTAATTACTACATTGGCATTTGTGTTAATGCTTTTACCTTTATTAGCTGGTGCTGTGGTTCATACTTATATTATCATTCCAGAGGCTACAGCAATGGATTTCATAGCAAGGTGGGATTATGACTGTCCTGGCTGGGAAACGAAGTTTGTTTTATATTTGAAAAATCCTGATGATACATGGACACAAATACAAGAGTTTACCTCTAAATGCAATGATGGTGAAACAGGCACAAAAAGTTTTGAAGAAGTTTTTACTTATGATGTTACCTTACCTGGACAGAATTATACTTTTGGACTGAGTGCAAAAAATACTGATAGTGAAAGCGATAAGGCAGAAGTAACAATTTATATTCCGTATCCAGTGCCTGAAGTCCCTCAAAGCTTTCAGGTGGAGGTGCAATAATGCCTGCTGAATTACTTATAAAGGCTTGTGATGCAACCCACAGCAACGAAGTAAAAGACCTGCGGGGTTGCTATAAAAAAGGATATGTGGTTGTAATTAAACCTGTTGGACATAAATGGGGTAAAGAAGAGCTGAATAAGGAAAAGTTTTATATTATCCGAGTTAAAGATGCTGAGCCAGAGGATTTGGTTCATCTTCTTGATTTTCACAAGATAATTATTGGCACTAGATACCATGCTGTATCAGATAAGCTAGGCGTTTTTGTTAGTAGTCCAGATAAAGACACTGCACAAAGTGAATGCCTAAAAAAATGCAAGTTGGTTGCTCAAGAATTAAGTCATTTTGGAATAACAGTAAACGAAGCAAATTACAATATTAAAGTTGAAGAAAAACCTGAACTTCATACAATAGCCAGAAGGAGATATAGACTTGATATTAGTGGGATAGAGGATGGTTTGAAGAAAGGCATAATTGAGGTAAATGCAAAAGATTTAGAAATCATTGACCAGAGGCAATAATGGCGACTGAAGTAACTCATACCATACGGTCATCTGGCGGAGATTACACAAGCCTTTCTGCGTGGGAAGCAGGAGAACAGAGAGACCTTGTGTCTGCTGATGAAATAGAGATAGCTGAATGTTACAATGATTGGGCTGATGGCTTGCAAGATGACCCAACAATTGATGGTTGGACTACTGATGATACTAGATATATCAAGATTTACACCCCCGCATCTGAGAGACATGATGGCACAGCTGGGACTGGTTTCTGGTTGAGAGGGGATACTGGATGGGTTGATAGTTTATCAATCTTTGACCCTTATGTTGTTGTAGAGGGTTTGGAAATAACGGCAGATTTGGACCATGCTGGTAGTTGTATTAATATAAATGTAGGCAGCCATACAGGTTGGGTGAAAATAAGCCATTGCCTTTTGCATGATGCTACAGAGGAATATCCACAAGGGATAAGAGTTAGCGATAGTGGGGGCATAGGCACGCTGTATGTGTGGAATAATATTATCTACAATATAGACAATGGAAGTTTCGGGAAAGGGATATATGTTAGTTCTGATGGTTGTGATGCCGCTTATATTTATAATAATACCATATCTGACTGTTATCAATATGGAATTGATACATACGGAGGAGTAATCCGTGCCAAAAACAATTTAGTTCAAAATTGTGCGTCGTCTTGTTTTAACGGCGAATTTAACTCTGCTTCGGATTACAATGCTTCAGATGATAGTAGTTCCACTGGTGGAGCACATGACAGAACAAATCAGACTTTCACTTTTGTTGATGAGGCTAATAAAGACTTTCACTTGGCTTCCAATGATGCAGGGGCAAAAGACTATGGCACAGATTTATCCTCCGACCCAAACTTAGCATTCAATGATGACATAGATGGTGAAACACGGAGTGGGACTTGGGATATTGGAGCAGATGAGTATGTGGCGGCTGGAGGCTTAATCAAAATAATGGATGAGACTGTTTCAATATCTGAAACCTTAATAAGAAGGCTTTATGCAAACCGTTTTATTGGAGAGACCATTGCAATTACTGAAACTATGCCAAGGAGAGGATATTCAAATCGTTTGATAAATGAGACAGTTGCTGTATCTGAAGGAATATTAAGAAGGTTGAGGTCAAACAGGATTATAAACGAAACAATATCAATTGCTGAAGCATTATCTCGTAGAGCATTTTCAACCAGAGTTATAAATGAGACATTAAGCATAGCTGAGACAGTGCTTAGGCGGTTAAGAGCTACAAGAATTATTAGTGAAACTATATCTATATCTGAAAGTTTAGTAAGGAGATTACAGTCAATAAGAACAATGTCTGAGACTATATCTGTTGCTGAGGAAGCATTAAGACGTCTTAAATCAGTAAGGATAATTAGTGAAACAGTTGGTATTACAGAGAACTTTGTCCGTTCATGTGTTGGCGCAATAGTAAAGATAATGAGTGAAACAGTATCTATAACAGAAGCTTTAGTAAGGCGGTTATATTCAAAAAGAATAATAGATGAAACACTATCAATTTCTGAAGGAATTTTAAGGCGTCTTCGTTCAGTTAGAGCTATGGCAGAAAGTATCTCCATAAGTGAAGTATTAAGTCGTAGAGGATTTTTAACTAAGGTAATCAATGAAACTGTGAGCATTACTGAAACATTTGTCCGCTCTTGTATAGCGGGTATTGTAAAAATAATGGATGAGACAGTTTCTATAACAGAGAGTTTAGTAAGAAGATGCACTAGTAATAGAATAATGCAGGAAACATTGAGCATTCTTGAAATTTTGAATAGAAAATGTAAAATGTCAAAGATAATGGCTGAAACAATGTCTATTGCAGAAACAATTGTTAGAAGATGCAGAGCAACCAGAGTTTTAAATGAAACTGTTAGCGTTGCCGAAACAGTTGCTCGTTCTTGTATCGCTACATTGGTAAAGATTATGAGTGAGACCATATCAATCACAGAAACCTTAGTAAAAATTACAACCTTGGTTGAATTAGCAGTTGGTAAAATAAGTTTTCAAGCTCACCGTGCATCAGTAAGTTTTAAGAAATATTATTCATCTATGAGCTTTAAAAAATTCATGGCTAAAATAAGCTTTTTAAGAAAAGGAGATTAAATGTTTAAAAAATTAATACAACGGTTTGATTATCTGCATGATAAATTATTTGAAAGATTAATTAACCAGAAATGGTATAGACGGATTTTTGGGCGTTATTTCACCTCAATTTATATAACCAAAGATAATATCAAAGGAAGTGTAAAATGGTGCTTAATGAAAGGTTTTGATAAAAAAGGTGAATGCATAGCAAGATTTAAATTTCAAAAACGAGATAAAAATACTGGACAATGTTATATTTTCAAGGAGAAAAATTTCAAATGTTTAAAAAATTACTCAGAAAAATCTTACGATATGTAAGAGAGAAAATGATTAGAGAAAAAATTGATATTTCAGATAATATGATTGTAGTTTTAAATCCAAAGAAGGAGGGAAAGAAAGATGTTACTTCGTAAGGAAATTAAGTTAGGTAGGTTTGGAAAAATTTATGTGCCATTAAGGGTAATGTTTAATGAAGAATTAGCTTTACTTTCTGATGCC